GATGGTTCAAGCACTTTCTCTGATGACAAAGACTTCTTTTGTCGCCTTGCTGCCGCTGGCATCACTGTGATTGACCAGCGTTCTTCTTACAAGAAAACCATCAAATATTGCAAGCTGACAGCCAACGATGTGGTTGAAGAAGGCACTTGGGCTGGTCGTTATATTCCAATCGTGCCTGTTTATGGTCGCCATATTGTGATTGGTGACAAGCGCAAGAAGTTCGGCATGATTCGTTATGCCAAAGACCCACAGCGTATGTATAACTTCTGGCAAACTTCTATCACCGAAGGCGTTGCATTGGCTCCAAAGGCCAAATGGCTGCTGGCTGAAGGACAAGACGAAGGCCACGAAAACGATTGGGCAAACGCCAACATCAAGTCTTTCCCTGTCCTGCGCTACAAACAAACCGACATTGAAGGTCGTCCTGCTCCTGTGCCTGTGCGTTTGCAACCTGAACCACCTCAAGCGGGTGTGATGGCTGCTGCGGCTGGTGTGGATGATGACATTAAGTCAATCATGGGTGTGTTTGACCCTGCCCAATTGGGTCAAGGCAACATTTCTGGCAAGGCTTTGAATGGTCAGCAACAACAAGTTGACCTGACAAACTATGATTATTACGACAACCTGACGCGCTCGATTGCTCACGTTGGCAAGATTTGTTTGGATTTGATTCCAAAAATCTACGACACAGAGCGAGTGATGCGAATCATTGGCGATGATGGCAAGCCTGACCTTTTGACGGTCAACCAGCGTGATGCAACAGGCCGTGTGCTGAATGATATGACCGTTGGTCAATACGACATTGTGATGGACACTGGCCCTGGCTACGACAGCAAGCGTCAAGAAGCCGTTGCAAGCCTTGGCCCAATCTTGGCAAGCGACCCTGCTTTGATGGACAAAATTGGCGACCTGTATTTCAGAAACCAAGATTTCCCTGGCGCAGACGTCATTGCAGACCGCTTGGCTACGCTTAACCCGTTGGCTCAGATTGACGAACACAGCGACATTCCACCGCAAGTTCAGATGCAATTGGCTCAAGCCAAGAAGCAAGTTCAGGACATGCAGCAGCAGATGGAAGCAATGCAGCTTGATTTGAAGTATGGTCAATCTGTGGCTCAAATCAAAGAAGATGGCAACACCAAGCGCAAGCTGATGGATGTGACTTCACGCGCCCACAACACTGAAACAATGGCAGAAGTTAAGGTCAACGACCAGAACACCCGCGCTGTCACAAGTCAGAATAAGACTGAGATTGACGCAATTGTTCAGCTTTTGCTGCATCACATGGACACAGGCCGTTTGGAACGTGAATTGGCTATCCGTAACGCAGAACAAGGGCAATATGCTCAAACTGCTGCAATGGATATTGACCAAGGCCAAAACCCCTTGATGGGACAATGATTCTGTGGTAGATTAACCACAACCTTACCCGTCAGGTAGACGGGGCAAATTCGGAGTGACAACGTAATGTCTGAAAAAAATGCAGGTCAAGTTTTGACCAGCGAAAACGCAGCGGAATTTTATGCAAACAGATTAGGTTTAGCTGAATCACCAGCTCCTGCCGAGGCTGTGGAAGAACCCACAGAGCCGACAGAAGCAGTTGAACAGAGTGAACCTGAAGAAGCAGAAGCCGAAGCAAAACAAGAGGGTGAGCGCAAGCAAAATCCTAAACTTGAGCGCCGTTTTTCTGAGATTACTAAGCAACGTGAAGAAGCGCGTAAAGAAGCGCAACAAGAACGTGAAGCAAGGCAAGCTCTGGAAGCGCGTTTGGCAGCTTTAGAAGGCAAACAACAGCCCACAAAGGCCGAGTTTGTTGACGAAAAGCCGCAACCTAGCCAGTTCAGTGATGCGTTTGAATATGCTGAAGCACTCGCAGAGTACACAGCCGACAAACGAATCAGTGAAATGAAGCAACAAGAAGCGCAAGCTAAAGAAGCCGAGCAACGCCAGAAGGTAATCACCCAATGGACTGCAAAGGTGGAAGCAGCCAAGCAATCGTTGCCTGATTTTGATGACATTGTTGCATCAAGCGATGTGGTCGTTAATGACGACATTCGTGATGCCATTCTGGAGAGTGACGTAGGCCCACAAATCCTGTATCACCTAGCTGAGAACGATGAAGTCGCTAAGAAAATCGCTGGTTTGTCGCCAAAGCAAGCGTTGCGAGAGATTGGGAAGTTGGAAGCTCGTTTCGAGGCAAAGCCCGAAGCTGAGAAGCCAGCCCCTATTGTTAGAAGTAAAGCACCAGCACCGATTCAACCGATTCGTGGCGGCAAAAACACACCTGATGTGCCATTGGATTCCAACGGAGTCTTTTTTGGTACAGCAGCACAGTGGAAAGAGCTGCGCAAAGCGGGAAAAATTCGGTAAACCTAATCTTTTTGAAAGCAAAAAATGTCAAACAATTTATTGACCATTAGCAAAATCACCAACGAAGCGTTGATGGTTTTGGAAAACGAGTTGACCTTCACTTCTGAAGTTGACCGCAACTATGATGACCAGTTCGCTGTCGTGGGCGCAAAAATCGGTAACACCGTGAACGTTCGCAAGCCTGGCCGTTTCATCGGTACTACTGGCCCTGCCCTGAACGTTGAAGACTTCAACGAGACTTCAGTGCCTGTTACCTTGTCTACACAGTTCCACGTTGACACTCAGTTCACTACACAAGACTTGGCTTTGTCCTTGGATATGTTCAGTGACCGTGTGTTGAAGCCCGCAATTGCTGCTATCGCCAACAAGATTGACCGTGATGGTATGTCTATGGCTGTGGCTCAGACTGCCAACATCGTTGGTACTGCTGGCGTTGTGCCTACCGACTTGTTGACATACTTGACCGCTGGCGCTTATCTCGACAGCGAAGGCGCACCACGTGACGGTCGCCGTTCATGTATCGTTGAACCCTTCACATCTGCTTCTATCGTGAACAGCTTGAAAGGTTTGTTCGTTCCTCAAGAAGCCATTGCATCTCAATACCGTAAAGGTTTGATGGGCCGTGATTCTGGTGGTATGAACTGGAAACTCGACCAGAACGTTGTGTCGCAAACTTTCGGCACTAATGGCGCTAACGCTACCGCTTCTGTGAACACAACTACTGGCACAGGTTTCCTGTCTAGCGGTTGGGCTTCTTCTAGCCCTGTCAGCATCACTGCTGCAACTGCTACTGTGAACCTCAACGCTGGTGACGTGTTCACTATCGCTGGCGTGTACGCTGTCAACCCACAAAACCGCCAACCTTACGGTTCGAACAAGCTGCGTAACTTCGTGGTGAAGACTGCCGCAACTATCACTTCTGGCTCTACCGTGGCTGTTACTGTGTCTCCCGCAGTGATTACCGCTGGTCAGTTCCAAAACGTGAGCATCCCAACAACTTCTAGCACTGCTGCTGTTACTCAGTTCAACGCCACTGGCGCTGTGTCTGCTCAGAACATCATCATGCACAAAAACGCTTTCACTTTGGCAGTAGCCGATTTGGAATTGCCAGAAGGTGTGCATTTTGCTGGTCGTGCAAGCGACAAGGAAATCGGTTTGTCCATGCGTGTTGTGCGTCAGTACACCATCAACAACGACAGCATCCCAACTCGTTTGGATGTGTTGTACGGTTGGGCTCCTCTGTACCCTGAATTGGCTTGCCGCGTTGCCAGCTAATTGAGAATGGGGGCTAAACACCCCCGTTTTTTAAAACTCTTTTTTTAGGAAAACATCATGTCTAATCCAGGCCCAGCATCCACCCAAACCGCCATTTATCTGTTGAATGGCAATGCCGCTGACGGTTCGCTTATCGCTTCTAGCGGTGGCAAAGTTGGCTTTTACGGCACTACTCCAGTTGTTCAAGCAGGCGCAATCACCGCATTGACCGCTGCCCCTTCGACTGCTGAGTTCGTTGCTGCAACTAACGCTATCATTACTGCACTGAAAAACGTTGGTTTGACCGCTTAATTTATTAAGCAGTTGCCTTAACGCCACCCGAGTAAAATTGGGTGGCGTTTCTTTTTGAGAAGGAAAAAGAATGAAACACGTAATGATTGCCATTCCTGCTTACACGGGAACGGTACACATGGGAACAATGCGTTCTCTGCTCAACGATACGTTGGAATTGGTCAAAAGGGGTGACCGCTATACGTTAGTTGACGATATTGGTAATGCGTTGATTGCTGACAGCCGAAGCATCATTGCCACGCGCTTTTGGGAATCAGACTGCGACCAATTGATTTTCATTGATTCAGATGTGACTTGGGAAGCTGGCGCTTTGCTTAAGCTGGTGGATGCACCAGTTGATGTGGTGGCTGGTGTTTACCCTGCTCGCCGTGACCCAATCAGCTATCCGCTTCACTATCTTGACAAGCCTGAACTTTGGGCAGACCCCAAGACAGGGCTTTTGGAAGTCAAATCTGTTGCTACGGGATTCCTAAAAATCAGCCGCAATTGTGTGGAAAAGATGATTATGGAATATCCACATCGTCATTTTTACACCGCAGAGCGTGACAAACAGTTCTATCCATTGTTTGACCATATCTTTGAAGACGGTTATAAATGGGGTGAGGATTACAGCTTCTGCATCCGCTGGCGAAAGATTGGCGGTGATGTATGGGTAGACCCAGAAATCAAAATGGGACACATTGGCCACAAAATCTTTGAAGGCCACCTAGGAAATTACCTGAGAAATAGGTAAAATCCGCACATCTTTGCAAAGGAAAATCTATGTCTACTCCTTTTCGTGTAGTTGGCAAAACAACCGCTGTTTCGGCAGGCGCGACAGCCACTTCAGAAGCGTTGGTCAACAACGACC